TGATAGATACAATATTAATGGTATGGTTTATGTTTAATATGACTACTTTAGTAGCTTTATTTGCATGGGCTCTATTAAGAGAATAATGGACGGCATTCATGTAGAGCATTTTGAGAAGCTAGGCGTTAGTTATATTGGTATGGCTGGTTTTCTTCGTAAAGTTGAGAATGGCAAGGTCTACGATATGGATAGGGAGACTCGAGAGTGGGTCTTTATCCCCGAAATGTCGATAAACCAATAAATTTAAATTAAACCCTCACTTAGAGGGTATTATAATCATGGAAGTTTGGAGATATGCGGGTATAATAGAAAGTAATAAAAGAGCTGAGGAGTTAGATAAAGCTATGAAGAAGACCACATTAGAGAATATATTGTCTGAGATTGTCCGTATAGAGCACATAAGGGGCAAGAAACTCCCTTTACTTCCTATCGTTGAGATATATAATAGTTATAATAACTCTAAAGACCCTATGATTATGCGTCTTGTTTATGATTATCTATACTTTGATGATAGTTCTTCCTTCCTAGATACTGATTGATACTTTTGTATTCTCCTTTTAGAAAACCACTCCAAAACAAACAAAACTCATCTTTCCAATCCTGTTTATGTATCCCCTCTCTTTTGCATATAATCTTAAATGAGTGTTTTTGTATCTCATAAGTTTGATTGAGCTTATCTTCAAAGCCCTTTTGTTGAATTCTCTTAAAGAATGGCATTTTGTTGTATTTATTAAGAGCTTCAAAGTCTTTTCTTATTCTCTCTTCCCTTCTCTCAATCACATCAAGCCTACTCTCAGCATTTAGTAAATCAACCATTTAAGTCTCTTATCTCCTGTTTATGTTTAAGCTTTAGTTTTTCTACTTTTATGAAATGTTTAAGCTCTTTAGAATCCATTTGTTTAAAGTCTTGGGTCTTAATGTAGTCTATTAGTAATCTATTAACTAGCTCAGAAGCATTAACCTTCTTTAGATACTCCGCTATACTTGGCTCAATACAAAACATCTTATGGACTTTCATAGTAGTATATGTATACTATAGTATATATAGTTATGTGTTCTTTAGTGGTATGGTTTATTTTAGAGTCACCTCACAATGTCCGATATCCTTATATAGTTAGTTTACTTATTAATCATAGATTTCTAGATTAATAATGTGCACTTAACTATAGTCGTCTTCTGTCTTTGTTCGGTGTCGGACCTTAGTGCACAGTTCCATAGGAAACCGGAATACCTACCCTCATTTCTCATGGAAAATAGGACCTTAGTGCACAAAAACGGTCTATTTACAGCCATTCTAAGCCATTATTATTGATTTAATGACATATTATTCATAGTTCCATTAACATCGAGCGGAATACCTCGGAATACGTTGGAATACCTTATGCTAGCTCCGACGTCATCTTTAGGGGGGGGAAAGGGGGGGGTCCCCCAACCCACAAAAAAATAATATATCATTTATCCGTAATTTAATTAATAATAAACTATAAAAAGAACACATGAGTATAAATGTCATGGCTAAGAAGTGGTTAAACACAAAAGAGTATAAAGATTGGGCGAAAGCGGTTAAAACCCGTGATAACTACACATGTATCGTCTGCGGGCGAACAGAAGGAATAATAGCAGCCCACCACCTAATTCCTAAGAATTTTAAAAGATACAGAACAGAGCTAGACAACGGAGTATCTCTATGTGTCCAACATCATATTTTCGGAAAATTCAGCGCTCATAAAAATCCCTTTTGGTTTGAGATGTTTATGAAGGAACACAGACCAATAACACTCTTACAAACTAAAATTAAAATTCAGGACTTAATAGATGAAAATGATTTATGACCCATGGCAAGAAGAAGTATTCCAAGCTAAAGGTAACCTATGTATAAGAAGCGGCAGGCAGACAGGAAAAAGCACAGCTATAGCTAAACTAGTAGGAGATTTTGCTACTAAAAACAGAAAGAAGCTAGTAATGGTAATAGCCAGCACAGAAAGACAAGCATATCTCCTTTTCGAGAAGATATTTGAGTATATTTATCACAATAATAGAAATTTTATTAAAAAAGGAAAGCAATTCCAAACAAAGAACAAACTAGAGCTAATAAACACAACTAGGATAATGTGCTTACCTACAGGCCTAGACGCTAGAGGGATTAGGGGATATACAGCAGACCTCTTAATAGCAGACGAAGCGGCCTTTATCCCTAGAGCTGTTTTTGACGCACTAACCCCCAGCATATCAACAAGAATAAAAGATGGGGCCAGAATAATCTTATTATCAACCCCTTTCGGTAGAGAAAACTATTTCTTTGATTGCTTCCATAATGATACATTTACCAAATTCCACGTCAGCTCAGAAGAATGCATAAGACAAGACAAAGACTTCCTAGAAGCAGAAAGAAAGAGAATGTCTAAGATGGCTTATGCTCAGGAGTATCTCGGGGAATTTGCAGACGGTCAAATGCAATGGTTTTCAGACAAGCTAATAAGAAGACAACAAACCATGAAGAGACAAGACATTCCAGCAATAGCCAAAAACTCAAACTATTATCTCGGAAGTGATATAGCAAGAATGGGAGACGATAGCAGCACCTTTCAAGTAGTAGAAGAAATTGACGGGAAGCTATTTCACAGAGAAAACATAACAACCCAGAAAACAAAGCTAAACGAAACATACGAACTTATCTTAAGACTAGACAATGATTATAACTTTGAGAAGATATTTATAGATAATGAAGGGATAGGGGTAGGGGTTTATGATTTCCTAATGGGCAACGACCAAACAAAAAACAAAACCCTAGGGGTCCTAAACTCCCTAGAAATCCCAAACCAAAACGGAAGAAAGAAGTATCAAAAAGAAGAACTATATACATTATTCCTCAGCCTAATGAGACAAAAGTTAATCTATTTACTAGATGATGATGAAATTTTCTTCTCCCTAAGGAGTATTAGGTTTGACTATAAGAGCGACGAACTAGGACGAAGCCACCTAAAAATCGGGGCGACACGTCATACAGACACGGATATCCCTGAGGGACTCATAAGAGCCGCCTTAGCGATAAAATGGAAAGATTTAAATCCTATGGTATACAGTATAAGCGTATGAAAGAAGTGATAAAACCGACTAGCAAAGCAGAGAAAGACAAAGAAGGTAAGGATATGCCTATTGAGTATATTTTAGAGGACAAAGATTTCTTATTAATAACAGCGATTAACAACTTAACTAAAGAATTAATGAAGGGGCGACAAAATGGCAGATGAAGGAACGTTAGCAACGACAGCCCAAGTCCTCTTAGCGATTGGACAGGACGCAAGCACAGCCCAAATCCTAGAAGCTAATACAAATATATGGATTAAGCAAGCTGAGGCTTTAATGTCCGCAGACGTAGACTATGACCTAGTTACTAATTACGCAAGCTTAAACTATCCCCAAATCTACGCTCTCGCCGCAGCAAGTAAAGCCGCTATGCTAGGGATTAACCAAGACCCGACAGTTTGGCAGCTAGCAGTAACCCAAAGCAAATTCAACGTTTTAAATAATGAATACGAGAACGCTATGAAAATAATCAGGAGACTAACAGCATAATGGTAGACCTAAGCCCCCAACCCTTTACAACACAGCAGCAAAAGCTAGTTAATGTTAATTGGTCCGATATAGCAGGGGGAACAGGACACATAACTTTTTACGGCGGAGAGGTAGCAAACGGGGAATATATTTTAAGTAGAAATACTTTTTATTCTAATTCAATTCAAACAAAAGAAGCTCAAGCACTAAATACAAATACTTTCGAGAAGGTAATTGATATTGATTTTGACACACCAATTTTAAATCTATCTCAGACAATTAAAGGAACGGGTTATTTTTCCTGTCCATTCGGCTGGATACAAACTTCGGCGACTTCCGAAACAATGGAAGTTTATATTATTGTTAAAGTTAGAAAATGGGACGGCTCAAGCGAAACAGAAATAAGCAACGGACAAAGTAAAACACTAAGCAAGGCTACCTCTTCCGTAGATAAATTCACGGGAAACATAACCGCAGCCGTTGAAATAGATAAAACATATTTTGCAAAGGGAGAGACAATAAGGATTACTTATGAGCTTTGGAGTAGGCATAGTTTAGCGGCAATCTATCAGGGGCAGGAATGGTTTATTGGACACGACCCAAAAAGCAGAATAGACGACGACATATTAACCTCAGACTTCGACACAGGAGATAACACAAGTCTAGAATTAAATATCCCTTTTGATATAGACTAATGGCATATAATTTAAACAGCTCAACAACAACGAACTTTTCGGGAACAGTCCCCGACTTCATAGTGGATAGTATGGCTTTAGATGTAGCAAGCGACAACGGCGAGACTTATGTTTATTTTGAAAAAGCGACCGAAAACTTTGGATACCAATATAATCACCCCCAAGTAGCTAGCCCTCTAGACGCTGTATGCACATGGGCGTTTAAGCAGGGATATGCAACACCCGACAAACGAATGGAAGTAATCCTACCTAAGATTGACGGAAACGGGAAAGAAACATTTTCTTCTATTGTTTGGAACCAAGCCAATATAGCCGTAGGACATGGAGACGCTTTTTCGGAGATTGTAAGAAATGATAGCGGGAATTTAATAAACATGATTAACATTTCTCCCGAAAGAGTAAAGGTAGTTTTTAAGAGCACTAGAATAAAGAGGTATGAAATTTGGAACGGGAAGAAGTGGGTAGTTAAAAAACTTAAAGATATTTGGCACTCTCAACAGAAGAAGCTCGGCGACTCAATGACAGGGAGAGGAAATATTCAAAGCAATAAAAAAGTAAACGACGCTATGATTGAAGCTTTTGAAGACGAGAGAATTATAAAACATAGAGATAAGGCGCTAGGTGTTGTTTACTATAAAACTAACAACGAAGGGAAGATTAATTATGCAAACGAGCAAATAGAGAAGGCTGTTAAGAATGGGGAAATGGTAGGGCTACCCGAAGACTCAGCAGAAATAAAACCTTATCCAAGCAGGTCCTCAGAAGAC